AATAAATTTTGGGCGCGCATGTTTGCTTCTAAGGCTTGTATCCCTTTCAATACTTGGTTCCGCTTTGTCGTTAGTTCCTCTGCATATTTTACTGAGGTTTCGGCGGTCGCAATCTCTTCTTCTATTTTTGCGCCTACCTTCTTGGTGTCCATCCCTTCGCCGCTAGCAGCAGCGAGTAAATTATCATTAATGGGTATACCTTTGGCGGCAGCTTCAAGCTGTTTTTCAAGAAAATCTTGTGTGCTTTTATATCCTTTTAGAGTTTCCTTGAACGCTTCGTAATCCTTTGAAAGCTGCTTTTGAAGGTCCACATAAGTTGCATCATCCCCCTTCGCTGCTTTTACAAGGTCTTCTATTTTTTGTCGAGTGGCCTCAAGCTTTTCTAAAGCCGCTTTTTGTTTTTTTAAATTTGATAATTCCTTTTTACTTGCGCCATAAGCTTTTTTTGTTGCATCCCAATTGCCGGTTGTCTCTAACTTAGATAGTTGAGCTTTTAATGTCCGAATATTCTTATCGTCAATATTGTAGCCATTTAAAATATCTGCCTGAACACTTTTAAATGCATTTTCAAGCGCGCCATGGTAATTTACAGTTACTTTTACAGAGCCGTCCTCCATAAACTCCATATCGTGTTTGTGGAAAGTGAGCATAAAATTCATTCTGGAGTCTTTTGCAGCGGAAGCAAACAACGCACCTCTTGTTGTTTCTGTAAAAATAGGATTTTTGTCGTTGAGGCCCCACCCTATTGAAAGCTTTATCCCTGACCAAGCTGGAAGTGATTCGGCTTTCGCATCTGAACTCTTTACGCCTCCGGAGTGTCTAATTAAATCTGCATACTGAACTTTGTGACCATCTTTAGTCCCCCACTCTTTGAACAGGGTTTTTACATCATTAAAGATCAAGTTTACTGTAACTTCCACAATGTTTGCTTTGACCGGATTTTTACCTTCGCCAGACATTTTTATAGAAACGCTTTCTATTCCAGCTTCTCTTCCGCGAAACGGTGCATTCAACATGTTTGCAATACTCCAGTCCGTTTGAAAATTCGTGTAAGAAGTGAAAGGAAGAAGTACTTCGGTTACTCGTTTCTTATCTTTTGTATAAATTTTATATATTTCAATTTGCGGAACTAGCTGAGCGTAGTCTATGGGGCGTCCCTCAAAAAAAGTCATAACATCTTCTGACATTGTTAGTCGATTCATAACCATTGCGCCGGCGTCTTTAGTACTTATTAATTTAACATATTTGCTAGGGTTTATGTCCTTTGTCAACGGCTTTACGAGGGGGTACATATAACTCAGTAAGAACGCTTGTTTATACCAAGACTGCTTTAAATTAGCATCTTGTAGTTGCCGCGTCTCTTTGTAATTTTTTTGTGGTTCATTCATTTGTTTTTTTACTCAAAAAAGTCGAGGACAACATGTAAAGGCTTTGGAACAAGAACCACCTCGCCTGCTTCGAAGTCGGATTCCAAAGGTAGTTTATTAAACCATGGTATGATCCACCACAAAGAAGGATCTCCATAGTGTTTATCTGCGATCTTATAAAATCTACTCCCGACACCCCAAATTTCATTGTCAATGTCTAGCTCCCCTAGTAACTCGCTAGAAGGATAACTTATGGTGGGAGTCGCAAAATGATTTATAAAAGGTACGTCTCTATTAGAAAGTTGTTTGAGGTATTGCCCAGATGCATTTTTTAAAACATCTGTATGTGTGTATCGTGAAAAATTAAAAGCCATCTATGCGTTTCCTTTCCCGTGGGGAGATATTTCAAGATTGTGCTCTGATTGAGCGTTCATGACTTGGTTGTGGACTCCGTGCGGATCAGCCGCCCTTTCGGACGCGTTTGTGGGGCCGCTTATGGCAGCATTAGAAGTCCCCGCAGAGGTCTCGGTAGTTGGTGCAGCTCCGGCGTCGCGCGCGTCCGAACCCAATTCTCCAAATTCACCAGCATTGTAAGGGAAGTTATTGCCGTAGCCGTTTGGACTAAATTGCCCATTGTACCACCCTACGAGTTCATCGTGCACAACTGTGAAACTAAGCGTAACTTTAATTTCTCGCGGGAGTGCGCGGTATGCGGTGTCGCTACCTTGCTTCCCAAAAGCAACATTTTTAGCTATGTCGCCTAACTGATGATCAAAACTGGTTATATAACCAGTCAGGCCTCGGGCTAGCGGTCCCTCGACCTCGCCAAAGCTTGAGAAGCTTCCAACATAATTTCCATATTTTATTCTAAAAAAGGGAGGAGCACCCAAAATGGCAGGAGGGTCCCCATCTATTGCGACGCCGGCTGTAAAGTAAGCAGGGTATAAAAGCTGTGTCAATAAGTTTATATTCCGTATATTGTTAACTACACCTCCTGCGCCATCGATTACGTGGTGCGCACGGCATGTGAAATTAATGTTCAGTGTTCTTCCAGTGCCGCTGTAAGTTGGGATAGGATCCATTCGACCGTAAACTTTCTGATCTTTGTATGACGGTCTGAAACTCTGGTTGATGCTGAGATCTTCGACGGGAATTGTTATGTCCTTACTATGTGCCGATGTACGACGCAAGGCAACATGGAGCGGTTCAAACGAAAAAACCTTAAATGACTCTTTAAATCTTGATACTGGCGTCCCCATTCTTTTCTCCTATAGTCCTGCTGTTACTTCTTTCATGTGCAAATCTACGTTTTTATTTATTTCTCTCTGTATAACTTTTCCATCTAACACTAGCACGTTTTCTATGCTAGCCTTCAAGCCACCTTTTCCGCCTAAAATGGAAACGATGTCCTTTAAGGCGGCGGCGTGTGTTGGCTCGGCGCGACCCTCTACAGGAATATTAGCTTTTATTTGTTGAAATGTTGGCGTTGCACGAGCGCTTTCTGCCCCGGTTCCTGAAACGGTTGCGGTTGGAGTCGGTTGGCCGCTAACATCAGCAGCTACCTGTTCTGCGATGCCTGCCAGCACTCTCAGTGGGGCCGTTGATTGTGCCAGCAACGCTTGGCCAAAATCTCCTTTTTTCGCGTGTGCTTCGGCAACTTTATAAGCTTTCGTAGTATCTCTTGCCATCCCTACAACATATTTACGTATGTAACCTTCGGCCGATTCGCCAATCTGATACATGGTATTGTTAACGGCGCGCGCACCTTTTTCAATGTGGTCGAAGGCGCCTCCTACCAACATAGCACTTTCTCTTGCTGCAGCGAACTGTTGGCCAAATTCTGTAGCGTTCTTTGCAACGTCTCCCGTTGCTTTAAACATATTTTCTGCGCTTATTGTATTCTTTTCCATGGCCGCTGTTTTTGCTTCAATGACGTCTTGCCCCCCTCCAAACAAAGCTTGCGCCTCGGCCATGTTTTTGACGTTCAATGTTTGCGCAATTGCCAATTTTTCGAACTTGCCCATGTCTTGGAAACTTCTGCCAGAGGCCTCAACAGCGCGTTTTATCATTGCAATTCTTTCATGTTCTTCGGCATTTACCAGATCCAGAGTATTTAAATATGGGCCTCCCAACATCGCATTCAATTGGCCGGCCGACTCGGCCGCCGAGTCGATGGAGTCAAACTGGCCGGCGACGCTCATAAGTGTACTCATTTCAACGCCAGTTTCCGCAACAGTAACAGATAATTGTTTAAATATTTCTTTTGCTTTAGGTAATGAATAAACTGACAATTGCTCCATGGCTGTAGTAAATTGTTGCGCGACTATATTAGTCATTTGGCCCGTCGCTGCAGCCAGATTCACAATTTCTGCGCCTAACTTTTCGCTGTGGCCAACAACGTCAGAAACTCTATAAGTTTTACCAAGTATATCTACCATGGAGCCATAAGTGCTTGTCTCAATACCAACAGTCTTAAATTTCATAGCCAATTCCGTGAGACCATTAGCTATGTGTGCGCTCCGACCCGACAGGCGTCCCATCGCAGTACCCATGGTGCGTGAATTTTGTGCCATACCCATCATTGCGGTGCCGACATCTGCCTGCGTGACTCCCAAGTGTTGATATTCTCTTTGGAGCTGTATGATGCGCTCACTGAGAGATACCATTCCGGGGATGCTCTTGCGTACTGCCATATCCATGCTTGATACTTGGCCCATTGCGCGCGCAAGAGCTGTCTGCTGGGCGTTGACTGCTTTGTTAGCGTCGTTGGCTGTCTTGATCCAATCTTGAACCGTGTCGATGGTTTTATCGACAGCATACGTCATGCCCTCATATGCAAGCGCGGCGGTAGCGCCGGCGACTAAGGCCTTCTTGCCGCCCTTGCCTGTCTTTGCTGCGGTCTCGCCAACTTTGGCTGCGGGTCTCACGGCCGTTTTAACTGATTGAACCACGCCCCTTGTAACTCTTCTCGCGGTCGATCCCCCGGGTATTGTACCGGCATACATCGCGCCGGCCTTTGGTTGCAACTTGACCATCCGCTCAATCTGATCGGCATGATCACTAGCCTTCTTGTTGATTTCAACCTGGGTGTCGGCTTGTTTTATGAGGTTGTCTAGTGATTTTGCTTGCTCGGAGTTTTTGTCTTCAAGGTTTTGGCGTATAGCAACAAGTGCGTCTCTTTGGCTTTCAGCCGCTATCAGCGCTCTTTCCTCTAGATCTGCGCCCAATAATCGGACATCTAAAGAGGCACTCATTGCCTCATTAGTGGCTTCTGTTGCATCTTTGCCCTTGACAAGGGCCAGAGCTATGCGTTGGGCAATTTCATCGTTTGCGTTTAATTGTTTACCTTGCGCTACAAGAGCTTTGAGGCCGGAATCTAGAGTCTCTTGTAAATCACTGCCAGATTGTTTGAGTGCTTCGATGGTTGTTTGTAACGCAGCTAAGTCTTCTTTTGATAGTGCCATTGGGTACCCTTATACAAAAATGCTCTACTATAATTAGTTGAGGGCTTTATTTTTAACTATCTTCTTGATCGGCGGGGGGAATTATAGGCATCGGCTTCTTCTTCTTTTTGTCTAACTAGTCTTTCGAAAAACCACTTGCGTAGGCCAACCGGTAAATTGTAGGCTTCAATAAGACTCCAGTTGCCGTGATATTTCAATAAAAAGAACTGTTCATATACTTTTTCTATATACTCAAGCGTTAAACCAAAAAAAGTCTGTAGTGAGGGGGACCTCCAGGACCCCCTCGTAAACGCATGACGAACAGCCGAAAGAATGTTTCATATCGAGGGAGGGTATTAATTTTTCATATGTTCCTTTTATATAGCGCCCATGCAAGGCGGGTAGTGTATTAATAAAATCATTTAAAGGTGCGGGTTCTTTTATGCCATTAACTGAGACAATTACTAATCGTAGAAAGTCGGTGGCAGGAGTCTCTGGAAAGTTTCTTTTCTTTTTATGCTCCTGTAATTGTGAAATTTGCTTTTCGTCTTTCCCTGTCAGTAGGCGAAGCTCCACTGTGTATTCAGTTCCATGGAGCGGGAGCAAAAAGGTACCCACATCTGTTTTTTGAATCTCGTGTTCTGCCATAAGTTCATCAGGAGCAGAGTGTACCTTTAAAGTGTTTAGGTCAAAAGAATAAATTTGGGTTTCATCGCACGCTGGGCATGTAACAGAAGTTTCGTATATGGCACCATAGCCGTGGGCGCGCGCAGCAATGAGGAGCGCGTTTTTATCCCCCAGAAACAAATCATCTATTTTTATTTTTTTATTTACTATAATACTTTCAAGCATCCTGTCCAAAGCTAACCCCTTTTTCAATAGAGCCACGGAAGTTAAAATATCTTCTTCTTTTGTGGTCATATGTTTGATTTCTATAACCTCTTGATTAAAGAGGGGGTGGTCGTCGGGATAAAAGAGCCCCTTGCTTGGAAGTTCAACAAATTCAGTAGGAGTTATAAATTTTAAACCTCCGCCTTCCAAGCTTGGTTGTTTTAGCCCTGTAGTTTCTTCTGGCGGGGTGGTAGGCACCCCGAGTCTATTTTCATTGGATCTTGCACTCATTTTCACCTCGTTGTTTTTTGTTTAAATCGTTTAAATTTTAATAGCCGCGTGCTAGCCACCTTGCACCTTTGTTTTCCCAATTACTAAGGTTGCTGCCTTGGCTGTTGGCTGCTGCCTCTAGTCTTCGTGTTAATTCTCTTTCGCTCCAACCTTGTGTAAACTTAAAGTTTTTATATGCAAAAGTTAATTCTATCGTGGCTAAAGTTTCTGCATCGTATCTAATATCAGAAAAATCTACTCCCTTTAAAATCGGCTTATATATACTCCACTCGCCGTTTGCACCACCTCGCCCGTCCAATTCAAGGATTGTAATAATTTGAGGGCTCGCCTCTGCGTGAGCATCAAGAAACCGCTGGTAGGTCTCGTTTTCGGCACCGTCTCGTTGGCCTAGAGCTGCCTCTTCGAATGCCCATGTTTTTTGCATCATGGATAGCGCTACTTGAATGTGGCCGGCCGTGTCTACTCCCTGTGACCCAAACGTATTTACATCCATTAAGGTGACTTTAAGGTCTTTTGTCTCAAACCCCTGTGTTGGGTAATCTATTTTGGCATAATCGCCAGAATGTAATTGGTACTCACCAGTCTGTGTGCCAATTGTGGAGTACCCGGGGCGGCTAAAGCTTTTTACCATGTATGGAGGAAAGCTATTTGGCCCATCTCCCCCAAACATTAAATCTCCAAATAATAATATGGCTTCAAAAGATCTTTTTGGCCTTACACTAGAGTTACTCCAAAATTGCCACATACTAGGAGAAAATATTTCGCGTTTAGCCATTAATATATCACTTTATCTATCCAAAAAGATCCGTAGTTTTTTCAACGCGCCCCATCTCGTCTAGATAATTTTCAATGGTTTTTGCTTGCGGTTGTCCGCTGGTCATAACAGGCTTAGGAACTGGGTTCTCTGCCGTGCCGTCACCTTCATATTCAGCCCAATCATACGTGAATGTTAATTCAACATTTAACATTTCTTCGGTACCATAGTCTAGGGAGCCAAAGTTAGCTTTTGAAAGCCAAGCGTTATGCAGGGTCCAACGTTCAATCTGCTGGCCCTTTCCGTCTAATTGTGCAATTGATGGTACTCCCACGGCAACATTCGAGTCTTTCTTTGTCATAGAAATTGATGCATCGACTTCTCTGACAGGAATAGCATAGCCAGAGGCTTGTAATATTTTAACAATTTTAGATGAAGCATCTGGGTATACAGGGTCGACTAATGTCACTGAAACATCTTCCCATGTTACTCGGCCAGGATATTTAAAAGTGTGGGCGATGTAATTGTGATCAACCGGCGTTATAGAAAAGTTTGGCTTTCCTACCTTTGTAATAACGTACGTAGGAATATGATCAAACACTAACACCCAGCGAAAAGATCGCTTAGGGTCAATTGTTGTCGAACTCCAGAAATTGGTCTTATCGCCCATTTTTTAATATCTCCTTTTTATCCTCTATTAATAAATAGAGTTAAATTAAATTTTTAGTCCTCAAAAGATGCTCCTGAGTCTGTAATAATGAAATCAATTGCGATATATTCAATTGCTCTCGCTGGTTTTATGTATAATTTCGCATACAAAATATTTCTATCGATAAGATCTGGAGTTGTAGTTGTCTCATCTAAAATTAGTTTATATTCTGTAATGCCTAAGCCAGCCTTTACATCACTAAGGAAAGGATTAACTTTTGATTTAAATCTATTCCACGTCACTTGAACATTCTGATCAAACAGAATTGTTGCGGCAAATCGTGAAACTTGCTTCTTCAAGAAAAGGACTAACCTGCGAACATTAATTCTGTCAAGAGCCGAAGGCGTTAACTGCAAAGTCTTCTGGCCGAAGATCACAATTCCTTCCGCTGGGAAAGAGGCAATTGGATTAATGTTCACTTCGTAAAGTTTGTCTCGCTCTTTCGAAGTGAGGCGTTGTTCTACGCCAACAACAGGGATGCCTGCTGCGCGGTTCGCACTCAAACCACCGCGAGTAAACCCTGCGGGAGCAAACCAAAGTTGCGACGTCGCTTCTCCAAAGGACATTGCACCCAGAGCAGCAACGGAAGGAGGCGCCCAAAGCGTATCTCCATTAATTGTGTCGCGAATTTGGACCCATGGGTAATATGCGCATCCATAGCTACTATTAATTTTAAGAGTGTTTTTCTTGTTTTTGATTACGTCATCCAAGTTACCGGCCCGGGATGCTCTAGCGGCGCTATTTTGCGCTGCTGGAGTATATCCACCTATAAGGTCAATGATTGCGAGGGCATCGGCGCGGGATTCGCATACGTCAACTAATTTTGTATTAAGATTATTATTCGTAATACCTGGCATTGTTACCAAATTATATTCGACAACTTCTGGGTCGCGCAAGGA